GGTCGTTGATCCCGATGTCCCCCAACGAGGTGAACTCATCGAACCCAAGGCCCACCACCGCAGACCCTGGCAGCCCGGAGTTGTCGTTGTAGATCGCCACCTTTGCGTTACGGAACTGAGTCTTGAAACTCCTGAGAAACTTGACCCCCAGCTTTCCGATGATGAACTGGTTGACCGCATTGCCTATGAAACCCTGGCCGAAGTAGGCGTCGAAGCCAGAGAGACTGGTTCCTGAAACGACGCCGTTGTAGAGGCCGGTCGTTGAGTCGTTTACCACGAGGCTCAGGTTCGAGTCGGTCTTGACCGTTCCGTTACTGTCGTGAAGCCGCAAGTACTGGTGACCGAGCTCCACGACGTAGGGCTCCCCTACCGACGGCTGGAACGTGATGAGTCGAACGGCCGACCCGTCCTGAAACTTCGTTGTGGCGACGAATTCTGATCCGGCCCGGTTCTCAACGCCTCCGTGCGGGTGCACGATGAAGTTCTCGCAGAGCTCGAGCCCCTGCTTGTACCGCTCGATGTCCACGCGACCCGTGAGTGTCTTGGAGAGCTCACCGCCGATGAACGAGGGCTGCTGAACTGGAGTCGGCATCAGAGATCCTCGGTTTTGATCCCGTTGATCCTGAACGAGCTCAGATCGCCATCCCTCACCCTTACGAACTCTGAGGGAAGCTGATCGTCAGGAATCCCCTGGTTCAGGTCGATCTCCGCGCACATCGAGCGGGCCATCGTCTGACGCTTGATCGCCAGCTCGATGACCTCGGTCTTGGCGGACAGTGGAGTGGCTGCCTCGGCGGCCAGGTTCCACTCGAGCAGATCGCGGAAGTGTGCCGGGTACATCCCGGTATGAAGATCGCGGCGCGTGTAGACCAAGACCGCATCCTTGCGGTCGGTCAGGAGACACTTCTGGGTTCCGTCGACCTCACTCTCGAGCTGCCACTTCACCAGGGCTTCGTTCGGGAGGTTCCTGGCGTCACCCTCGATCTTGCGGGCGAACGCGCAGTTCGCCGGCAGCTGGTAGCGGTACAGCCACTCGCCCGTCGTGAACGTCTCGAGGAGCGTCATGGCCTTGCGCTGGCGGGCGAACGCCCAATCGACCTGGGTGAGCGTGAGATCCAGAACCTCTGGGTAAATGAGGTTCAGGACTCTAGCCTCCTGGCTCGGCTCCGTCATGTCGGCGATGAGGTCTCGGATCCCGATCCGAAGGAGCGCGATGTTGCAGATCTCGACCTGTGAGGCCACGGCTTACCTCTTGGTCTTGGTGACGGTCACGCCTCGGGTGAACCCGACCTCTTTGTTCGCCTCGACGTCGGCTCGGTTCGAGATGTTCTTGGCCGACTGGCTCTTTCCCTTCAGCTTGTCGAGACGATCCTGAGCCTTGCCGGCAATCGAGTTTGCTCCGTAGTCCTTGCCCTTCATCGATCCCCCTACTTCAAGGCCTTCTTCCAGGCCTCGTGTTTCGCTGTCGTCGCCTCGTCGTGAGGTCTTCCGTTTGCTGAGTCGACCAGAGAGGCCAGGGCCAGGGCATCGTGCAGCTGCTGAGTCTCCCAGGTGATCTCTCCTCCCGACTTCTTAGGGCCGAGCATGTTCTCTCGGTAGCGAGGATCACCGATGTTGTTCTTGTAGAGATCACGAACCCGAGTGGCAGCCGCCTTCTGGACGGAGCTGGGGCCCTTTGGCTTGACGGCGTTCCGAGCTCCGTACTGAGCTCGGGCCAAAAGTTCTGGCGTTATCCCTACCACCGGGATCGTGGGCACTACTTCCCCTTCTTCTTTCCGGCGGCCAGGTGCTTTCCGTTCTGGTGGATCGTCCCCTGGGACTTCAGGATGGCGATGGCCGAGCCCTTGTCCTTGCCGCTCTTCATGACGGCAGCAATCGCCTTGTCGACCTTCTTGCCCATCTCAGCACTTCTTCTTCGAGCCGGCCTTCTTTTCGTTGGCCATCTCTTTCATCTTGGTCTTCATGCTCTCTTTGGACTCGTGCTTCTTCGTGTGCGGCTTCATCGGGACTCCTCTCTACGTCGTCCCCATCACGCCCTGGGGCTGGTTGATAATCATGTAGTCGAACGTGCTGGTGTCGGTGGCGTCCGCCGAGGTGACAGTGAACGACGTCCCGGCCACCCGAGCCGTCACCCCGAGCGTCTTGGGGGAGGTCACCGTTCCGAGCACCTTGGACTGCAAGAAGATGCGACTGTTCGCAGTCACTAGCGTGTTCGCCACGAGAAGGACTCCGGCGACCAGAGTCCCGGTACCGGTCGGGCAGTTCGATCCCTCGGAGATCTTGATGCCCTTGCCGCGCTTGGAGATCACGAGATCCCCATCTTCGATTTCAGTGTCTCTCGGCATGAGCTCCCCCTACCAGATCTGGATGTTCAGACCGTCTGGCGAGGTCGGAACCTTGCCACCGGTCGTCTTGATCCGAAGGTACTTGAAGTCGTGGATCGTGGTGTAAACGTGATCGACGGTCGGGCCATCGGTCAACGCGAACACCGCAGCTGCGGTCGTCTCGTCCGCCGCGTAGCACTTCTTCAACGAGGCGAAGTTGGTCCCGTCGAGACTCGTCTCGATGTTCGTGATGACCGGGGTGACGGTCCAGGCCTGGTTGGTCTGGATGTGGATCTCCCTATTCCTCATCGTCCCGATGGCGTCTCGAACGGATGTGAAGTCGATGGTGAAGTCGTTGTTGGCCGTGGCGTCCTTCAGAACGCTCACGTTCCCGAACGGTGCCCTGCTGTACGGGGTTGCCGTCGAGGTCGCGGTGAAGCTTAGGGCTGTCGGCAAGTTGGCCTCCTGTGCCCTCCCCCTTTCGAGGGAGGGCACCGGTTGGTTCAGAGATCAGCGATCCGAGGCCTTCACCTTCTTGGCCATGCCGACTTCCGACATGGTGGTGGCCTCGAACCCGGTGTCGTGACCCGGCACCGGGACGTTCGGGTAGACCTGGGCGAGGTCCGGATTGATGACGGGCTTACCGTCCTCCCCGACCGACAGGTGCGGCGGCTTCACTCCCTCTGGCAACTCGAAGATCGTGCCTCTCGGGACGAATCCGTCCGCGCTGTAATAGTCGCGGTGGTGGTTGACCCACTTGACCATCTTGGGGCTGGCCATCATCAGCTCAGGTGGTTGGTCTGACGCTTGTCGATCAGACCGGCAGTGACGAGGCCGCCGGCAGTGAACGTCCCCGTGATGACTGCACGGAGGCGAACATAGCGACGGACGACGGTGTTGGGGCCGTACGGGAAGCTCCACTCGTACCCGGCCAGCAGTTCAGCCAGCGGCACGACTACCGAGGCCACGGACTGAGTGGTGGCGTTCAAGACGTCAGCGAACGTCGAGTCGTCCGCAGAATCCTGAAGCTTGAGCTGGATGGCGGTTCCGCCGACGAACGCCGCCGTCACCTGAGCGTGGATGTCAACGGTGTGGCCGGCGAACGGCTTACCGCTGACACGCTTCAGATCGATGGACGGGCTGTCCACGTTGCCTGCGGCAACGCTGAGAGCAGCCGATCCGTACCAGAAATCGTTTCCCTTGTCGTGAAGCATGGTCTGGGTTCTCCTTTACGAAACGACGGCTTCGGCGGTCGTCAGGCTGTCGAGCGTCCTGATCGGCTTGCCGAGGAACATGGCGGTGGGCTTTCCCGCGTAGGTGTCGAGCGTCAGCATCGAGCTGGCGTTCCGCATGGCGGCCTTGTGGAGGATCGACTGGAGGGAGCGGTTCGTGTAGACCACGATCCGCGAGTCCGTCTCGTCGAAGATCTTGTAGTAGGTGTCGATCATCCCGTCGATCAGGATCTTCAGGTTCGCGTCCGAGCTCGAGACGTTCGAGATGTCGATCCCCGAGAGGCGCGACACCTGGCGCTGATCTTCCACGCACAGGCCGAGGTTCCACTTCCAGTGCGTGATGAGCCAGCGGTTCAGCTTGCCGTTGGAGTCCTCGAGCACCTGTTCTCCGAGATCCTTCATCTGGATCCCGCCCATCGTTCCCTTCGGGTAGATCAGGTAGCACCGTCCCTCGCCCCAGGCGATGAACCAGATGCTGGCGTAGTCGCCTCCGGTGGCGGTGACAGAGTAGGGGGCCTGGTCGAGCCGGCTGATCTGAGCGCCCGTCGATCCGGTCGTCAGGTTGAAGCGCGGAGTGAACCCGTGGATCTTCTCGGGCGACGTCTTCACGCTCTCGTACATCAGGGCGCGGGAGGCCTCGATCTTCAGGGCGTTCATGAACTTCTTGTCTTCGGTTGCGCGGTACGCGGGACCGTTGCCGTTGAGCTCGGAGAGGCCGACGTCGACCTTGCTGTAGCCCTCGAGCATGCCGCACGTTTCGGTGAACTGCTCGTTCGTTCCCTTGGACGCCGAGACGCCCTCGTTGAACCGCCGCCAGCCTACCGCCGGCAGGCTGGCCTCGGCGACGAAGGTGTGACCGGACGTCTCGTTGCCCTCTCGGGCCACGGCGTCATCGAGGATGGGAAGCCGCTGAGCCAGCTTCTGGACGATGTTCGATTCCACTCCACCGTTGGGCTGCATGACCTTCAAGAGGTCGAGCAGGGTGGGATTGTCGATTCCGTTGGACATGGTGTCTTACCTCTCCTTGAACATGGTTGGGTACATCTCTCGCAAGAGATCGTCCTCGGACTTCTGACCGCCAGCGCCCGAGCTCGATCCCGCCTGGAACGAAGATCCCTCCTTGTGGGCGAGTGCGATCTTCCGGAAGAGCGTAATCATCGGGCCCCTGCCGCCGAGCTTCAGCGACTCGACGAACTCGAGCTCCTCCTTGCTTGCAAACTTCATGAAGCCTTCCTTGGCCAGGGCTTGCGTCTTCGGCCAATTCAGACCCCCGAGCTCGGGATCCTTCTTCAAGGCGTCCCACTCGGCTTCCTGTACGGCGGAAAGCGCCTGAGTCGCCTGGGCGATCATCTCCTGCTCGACCGCCATCTCTCTCTTCAGACCGTAGTCGATCACCGCCTGGGCTTGTTCGTTCGTGAGGCCAACGGCTTTCGCCACCTCACTCGTGAACGAGCTCACGGCTTCCGGATCAAGCTTCATCCCTTCGGGTGCCTTGATGTCGTACACGACCTCGGTGGCCTTGCCTTCTTCGGATTTCTCCTCGGCCTTTCCCTCCTCGGTCGTGGTCAGAACTGATTCGACAGCCTTGGTTCCAGGCTGATTGATTTCCGACGCCTTGGTCGAGTCCGTGGACGTCGTAGCTGCTGGGGTTGTGGAGTCCGCAACCGGGGCGATCACCGCCTCGGTAGTGGTCACCGCGTCAGCCGTTGTTCCGCTCATCGGCAATCTCCTCGTCTTCCATGAGCCTCATGAGGTCCAGACAGTGAACCTTCATCTGAGCTCGAAGCCACTCACCCGTGATCTGCACCCCGAGGGCGTGGCATGTGTCCCGATCCGTTCCCCTGAACGCCAGCTGATCGATGCGGGTGTACCCGATGATCGCCCGCATCAGCCTCCGGCCCGCAGGGGCGTTCATCACCAGCTTCAGGTCGGAGGCCAGCTGTAGCCTCGCCATCTCCTGACGGTCCCTCGACTTCTTGGACTTCTTCTCGTCCGCGAGGGTGCCGACCTTGGTGACATCTTCGATTCCGTCCTGCTGTTCGATCATGCGGCCTGCAACGCGCCCATGAGGGCATCGAGCTGACCGGGCTGACCCTGGTCCGCAGCCGCCATGTTCTTGGCCGCGCCGGCGGCGTCGGCCACCGGTTTGGCCATCGCGCCCATGGCGGCCATCTTCTGCTGCTGTGCTCTCTGCTCACGAACCGCAGCCAGCTCATCGCCCTCGCGCACGAGCTTGGGGTTGGTCCCGAGCATCTCGGCGTAGTCATCGATCACCGCATCGATGTCGATCTTGTCGGCGGCCTCGGGGAACACAGCGACGTTGGATCCAACGAAGGCCATCAGGCGCTCCACCGCGATGGTCCCGAGGAGCTTCTGGGCCTGTGCCAGAATCGAGATGAACTCGACCTTGAGGTCGACGCCCTGGAGCTCGGGAGGAGGAGCGGGAATGATTCCAGGCTGACCAACGCGCCATGCCCCTTCGGATCGACGCACTAGGATCTCGAACGTCCGGTCGATGGCTCGGGTCAACAGCTCGTCGTGAAGCCGCTCGAGGACCGGCCCCAGCTGGAGCATCTTCTCTTCGTGCTTCTCGTCCACCTCTCTGGCGGTGATCGGCTGCGCCTGGTCCATCGAGGCCAGCATCATGAACAGATCGTTGTAGAAGGCCTTCGAGATCCGGTTCTCGTGCTTGTCGATCAGGCCGTCCATGTAGACGATCTTCGGGTCGATCTGATAGGCCGGCTCGAACTTCTGGGATCCGGACGTCGTGTCGTTGTACGTCATGTCGCCGGCCAGCTGGCTCTTGTGCTTGTTGGCCAGCGCCGTCGGCCCGACCATGGGAGGAGTGATGATCTTGTCGACCGCCTGAAGCTTGCGGCGCTCGAGCTGCTGAAGGGCCCTGATGTCGCCCAGGGCGTCCATGCCAGGGCAATCGCCGTAGCTGTCCTCTCCGTTGAGATCCCAGCGCGGAACCATCGCGGGGAACTCGTGGAACCCGTTGTCCTCGTAGAGCGGGGGTCCGTCCATGGGACCGCCGTCGTACTCGATCCAGACCGAGCGGTACTTCATGCCGGCCCTGCCGAGGGCTCCAGGGATCATCTCCTCGTTGGGCTCGATCACATGAAGGATCCGAACAGGCGTGTCGTGCTCGTTGCGCTCCCACATGGTCTTCAACTTCGCGCTGGCGTTGTCGAGCCCCCAGGCCGATGCGATCTGACCTACCGTCATGAACTTCTCGTGGTAGACGGTATCCACCTCGAGGCGGTGATTGTTCTGGACCGCGTAGCTTCCGATGGGGAAGCTGTAGGCTCGAATGACGTCGGTGTCGTCCTCCTCGATGCACATCGCCGCGATGCCGAACGCTGCGATGTCTCGGTACGTCAGCTGGAGGATGTTGTAGAAGTTGGATCCCGAGAAAACGTGGCGCATCACGTTCTCGATGTCGTGCAGCCACTGGCGCACGTTGTCGGTCTTCATCAGCTCGTCGTTAGCGATGCGGAGCCGGAACCAGGGACGAGCCGGCGAAGAGATGCCGCTCATCATCCCCGAGCTCAGGATCTTCAGGCACTGCTTCGCGTGGCCGTTGATGATCTTCTGGTTCAGCTTCTGTCCGGAGTTGCGCTTGCCTCCATCGAACAGAACGCGGATCCGTCTCGGCAAGATGTGGTCGGCGATATCTTGCCAGTGATTGATCCACGAGCTGCGCTCGGTCACGAGTCGAGCGTACCGGGCCAGGTAACCCTTCTTCGAGTTGCGACGGAAGTCGCGCATGATCTTGATGGCGTTTGCGACGGGCGGCATCAGGGAACCTTCGTGGTGCCGAGCTGCGGCATCGTCCCGCCGAGCGGGCGAGAGAGGATCGTGGCCGCCCTGCCTTGCGCCGCCATGGCCTTCTGCCGCTCTCGGATCCTGGCGAACATCACCGTTGGGTCAAGCATGTTGGGGGGCTGCGCCGGCTCTTTGGGCGCGGCTGGCATCTTCGGTTTCGATCCCATCAGTCCCTCCCGAATGGATCAGCGTCGAGGTCATTGGTGGTTCGGTGTCGACCAGCGTCGATGCCGATGTTCAGCTCCGGTACGATGAAGTCGGCGAACGTGAGACTCAGCGAGTCAGCTCGGTCTGGAGACTCTTCTCCGTCCGAGATCATCTTGTCCTTCGAGACGAGAGTCAGGGCGTTCTGCTTGTCGTCCCAGAAGAAGTTCCTCGAGATCAGCTGCGTCTCGAGCTCGGGGTCATTCGGGATCGCACCGCCCTTGATCCAGTCACGCATGCGACCCCAGCACTCCGAGGTCTTGTTGCCGTAGTCGGTGGGATCGGTGGCCTTCGAGCCGGCGATCACCTCGCGGGTGGGCCAGCCGGCGTGGGTCAGCATGTCAATGATCGGGCCGCCGAGTCCGCCACCGTCACAGAAGAGCGTGTGGATCCGGACCTTGCGGTCGCGCAGCTCCTTCAGGACCATGGATATCTTTCCGGCCAGCACAACGGAGTCGCGCTCTCTCCACTTGAACCAGGGGAGGGATCGGGCGTCCCGACCGCACCGGAACGACAGAACCGTCTCGCACGAACCCGAGCGGGCGAAGTCCAGGCCGGCAACCACGGGCTGGTGGTGGTCGAACAGCGCCTCACGCCGGCGGGCCTCGGCCACATGCTCGAGGCTAATGAGCTGGTACTCGGCCTGGAGCGGGAACTCACCCTTGACGCGGACTCGAACGACGTCGCTGTCCTCGCCCTCGTCCTCCACCAGTTTGGCGATCTGGGCCTTGTTCGTGCCCTCGACGTCGCGGGAGTCGATGTGCTCGTGGTCCCAACGGTGCTTCAGCCGTCCAAAGCAATCGCGGAACCGTCCGGTCTGCCGGGTGGGGTTGCCGAACACGAGCCAGAGGATCTCGGTCTTGTCGTCGGTGAGAACGCCGTCCGAAACCTCCCAGATCTTGTCGTGGATCGCCGAGGCCTCATCGAAGATCAGGATGATCCGCTTGCCCTCGTTGTGCAGGCCGGCGAAGGCCTCGGTGTTGGCGATGCTCCAGGGGATGATGTCGATGCGCCAGTTCTTCGCGTGGTCGGGATCGATGGCCTCGATCTTCGTGGCCTCGAGGTTGAACCAATGCCCGTTGACCGCAAGGCGATGCCACTTTGCGACCTCGGGCCAGGTCTTCGTTCGGAGCTGCTTCTCGGTGTTCGCGGTGACGACGCCACGGCAGTTCTCGAACGTGGACATCGCCCACATGATGACCATGGCGACGAAGGCCGACTTGCCGATCCCGTGGCCGGAGGCTCGGGCCATCTGGATGGCGTCCCAGATGTTCAGATCGGCGTTGGATTGGAGAGCCTTTCCGATGCGCTCGAGGGCTTCGCGTTGCCACTTGCGGGGCCCTGGGTGTTCGGCCAGCTCACCCTCGCCCCACTGGAAGGCGAACAGGACGTACCCGAGGGGGTCACGCTGGTAACCCGAGATCTGGAGCTCGAGCTGGGACTCGTAGTCGAGCTCAACGAGCTGCGACACGCTCTCGTCCCTTCTTGATCCGCTCGGCCAGACCCTTGCCGAGGTTGACCTCGAGCTTCTGGGCGATGGGGCCGCAGATCTCCTCGCGGACGTACTTCGAGGCGCTCAGGCGTCCGGTGAGTTCACTGGAGACGTCGCCGCGCATGCACGACACCACGACGTCAAATGCCTCGTCTGCGATCTCTGCGAGGGGCTCAGGGATGCCCTCGGGGACGCGATGCCTCAGCGCCTTCAGGGCACCGACAGCGCCGCGTGGCAGGGCGTTGGTAGAGCCCTGGGGCCGACCTGGGCCTGCCTTCACCTCGTCGGTGCGGCGCTTTCGCTTGAACTTGTCGGGTCCACGGGGTTTCACACAGCTTCTCCGGCGATGAAACCAAAAGGCTCAACGCCGGCTGGAATACCACGACAATCTGGCGCGTGTCAAGAGAGACACTGTTGTGTCAGGG